GGGGGGGTGCCCCCCCCCCCCCCCCCCGGGGGGGCGGGGGGGGGCCCGCGCCCCGCCCCTCTCCCACTCACCCCCAATAGGCGCGACAAAGACTCACAAGCTTAGAAAGGTTTAGCGCGATGACTTTTTACAACCAGATGGTGCCCGGCAACCCCGACGACGTCGAGAGCGTCGCAGTCCCGCCGCGCAGCGACGTCGAGATCGAATGGCACGGCGGTCCCCGCGAGCAGGGCGGATACGCGACCGCGCGTCCCGTCGACCGCAAGATGAGCGACCACGAGACAGCTCAGGCAGAGATGCATGAGGCACATCGCGGGCCCGTCAGTACTGTCTCGCAGGGGCTGCGCATGATCACGGTCGCAGGCGTACAGCTAACAGTCGACCCGACTGTTTTCGATGACTTCGAGCTGCTCGAGTCGCTCGCTGAGATTCAGCGCGGCGACATCCTCGCACTGCCGACCGTTTTCCGCGCTGTCACGGGCGATCAGGCTCCGGCGCTGCTCAACTCCATCAGGCGCGGGGACGGCCGCGTCACGGCGACAGCCGCGACTGAGCTTCTCGTCCAGATCATGAGCGAGCTTGCCCCAAAAGCCTGACCCTCGCCGCGATCCTGACGCACGCGCCCGATGAGCTAGAGGCTGACTTCCTCCGGTTTTTCGGGCGCGGCCCGCGCCAGATGCCGGGCCGGCAGGCCGCGCGCCTCGCATCCGTCATCATCAAGCAGACGGAATCCTGGACGCTCAGAGCGATCGACCAGGAGTGGCAGTGGCGATCGATCGATACGCATCTAGCCGCGATCCAGGCGGACTCGCTGCGGTGGCTTCAGTGGGCGAAAACCGAGGCAGCACAGAAGGGCCGGGGCGCGCCGCCGCCGATCCCGCGCCCGGGCACGCGCGTCGAAATCGACCACATGCCCGACACGGACTGGATCGACAAGCAGCTCAGCGCGGCCCGAGCCCCAGTTGAAAACTAGATAAGGAGAAGGCATTGGCCGAAGGCACTTCCCTGGGCACAGCCTGGATCGACGTAGTCCCGTCATTCAGGGGCATCAAGAAGCAGATAGCGTCGGAATTTGGGTCCGGGGACGTCACGTCCGCACTCGCGGGCGCGACCGAATCCTGGGGCTCCAAAATCGGGCAGTCGCTGTCCAAGCACATCGGCGGTGCCCTCTCCTCAATCGGCAAGCTCGGCCTCGGAGGCGTCGCCGCAGCAGTCGGCGGCATCACAGCCGCGCTCGCGGCTCAGGTCCCCGCGGCGATCGCTGCGTCTGACGCGACCGATAAATTCAAGAAAACGCTTGAATTTGCGGGCGTCGACCCCGCGCGAATCAAGCAGCTGACTGCCGCCGCGCAAACCTACGCCGACCAGACCGTGTACGACTTATCCGACATTCAGTCGGTGACGGCGCAGCTCGCCGCCAACGGGGTCAAGAACTTCGACAAGATGGCCGAAGCGGCCGGCAATGTAAACGCGATCGCGGGCGGCACGAAGGAGACTTTCAAGCAGGTCGCGCTCGCCCTCGTGCAGATCAACGGAGCTGGAAAGCTCACAACACAAGACTGGAACCAGATCGCAGCCGCTATCCCCGGAGCGTCAGGCAAGCTCCAGGAAGCCCTGAAAGCCAACGCCGCATTCACCGGCAACTTCAGGGACGCCATGAGTGAAGGCCAGATCACTGCCGAGGAATTCAACCAGGCCCTAATGGACCTCGGTTTCACGGACGTCGCGGAACAAGCCGCGAAATCCACATCGACGTTCGAGGGCGCGTGGGGCAACCTCGAAGCAGCCGTCGAAAAAGGCCTCGTCGCCTCCCTCGACAAGGTCAAGGAACCGCTGACTGACATCATCAACGCAGTCGGAGAGCAGGTAGGCCCTGCCTTCGACAGCGCCGGCAAGTACGTCGACATACTCGCCGGAAAACTCCGCCCATTCGCCGACGCAATGAAGGACGGCAAACTCACCCTCGAGGACATCGCAAAAGCCCTCGGAGAAGCGACCGGAGGATTCGCTGCACTCGCGGGCGCAGGCATGCTGCTCGCGGATCCGTCGCTGATCATCGGGGCGTTCGACGCCTTGCCATCGCCGTCTGCTCTCGTGGATAAGTTCTCGGGCCTTGGCGGAGCGGTGAAGGAGGGAGCGAGCAAAGTATTCGAGCCTGCCGTCGAATCGATTGGGAGGCAGGCGGCAAGCCTTGGCAGCGCGTTAAAGGCGGGTGCGGGCGAGGCAGCGTCGAATGCGTCTGCGGCGATCGGCGAGAAGATCGCCGGCGTTGGCCGCGTGATCCGCGAGGCCGGAGACAAACACATCGGGCCTGCTTTCGGCTCGCTCGGTGAGAAGCTCTCGGGTGTCGGCGGTGTCGTCAAGGAAGGCGCAGGCAAGGCCCTCGGTCCAGCTGTAGAGGCGATGCGTGGAGTCGGCCCGAAGATGGGGCAGGCGCTGGCAGGTTCTGCCGACTCGATTGGGTCAGCGGTCGAGGGATTGCTTGGACAGGTTGGGATGTTCCTGAATCCGGCGCGCTTCGGTAAGGTTTTGGCCTTCGGCGGGCTCATCACGGCGGCAGTCGCTGGCATCGGTGCGCTGGTGCAGGCGTCGGGGGGCGAGCTGACGACGCAGATTCAGACGATGATTTCGGATGTGGTGAGCAAGGTCTCGGAGTATGGGGCGCAGCTGGTGTCGAATGCGCCGCAGCTGATTGCCTCGGGCGCCGAGGCAGTCAAGACGCTGATGACGGGTCTTTCAACCGCGCTGCCGGTCCTGCTGGACATGGCAGGCCGGATCGTCGAGTCATTCGTAGACGCTTTCGGGTCGTGGCTTCCGCAGCTGATCCCCGCTGCCGCGCAAATGATCGTCGCGCTCGTGCAGGGCCTCGTCGGCATGCTGCCGCAGCTCATCAGCGCGGGCGTTGCCCTGATCAACGGTCTGACAGCCGGCCTGACAGCCGCGATCCCCGTGCTTCTCGAAGCGCTGCCGGGCATCATCACGTCCCTGCTCGACGCAATCTCACAGGGTGTCCCGCAGCTGATTCAGGCGGGCGCGAGCCTGCTGACTGGCCTCATTAATGGGCTGGTGCAGGCGATTCCGACGCTGGCTGCAGCGCTCCCGCAGATTGTCACGACGATCGTCACGACGGTCGTGCAGGCGCTCCCGCAGGTGCTTCAGGCGGGCGTGCAGGTGCTTCAGGCGCTGATCAGTGGCCTGCAGACGGCGCTTCCGGCACTGCTGGAGATGCTGCCGCAGATCATCAACACGATCGTCACGGTACTCGTGGAGAATCTGCCGCTGATCATCGAGGCCGGCATCCAGCTGCTGACGACGCTGATCAACGGCATCATCGAAGCGATCCCGCAGCTGATCGACATGTTGCCGCAGATCATCAACACGATCGTCACGACGCTGATCACGAATCTGCCGATGATCATCAGTGCGGGCGTGCAGCTGCTGATCGGTGTCATTAACGGCATCGTGCAGGCGATCCCGCAGCTGATCGCGATGCTGCCGCAGATCATCACGACGATCGTCACGGTCCTCGTCGAGAATCTTCCGCTGATTCTGACAGCCGGCGTGCAGATTTTGACGGGGCTCATCGACGGCATCACACAGGCGCTGCCGCAGCTCAAGAACATCTTCTGGGATATTCCGCAGCAGATCCAGAAGGCCCTCGCGGCGGTTCCGGGGCAGATGTCCCAATCAGGCAAGAAGATCATTCAGGGGCTCATCGACGGCGTGAAGTCTATGGTCGGATCATTGACCGGCGCCGTGTCGGACGTGCTCGGCAAAGTACGCCAGTATTTGCCGTTCTCGCCCGCGAAGAAGGGTCCGTTCTCTGGGCACGGCTGGACGCTCTACTCGGGCCGCTCGATTGTCGAGGCACTGGCTGAGGGCGCGGCGCAGCGCGCGCCACTGTTTGAAGCCGCGATCAGGGACGCAATCGCGGACGGGCAGGAACAACTCAACGGCCTCGAGGCCGGGGCTCTGTCGGTCACGGCAAGGCTTGGCGGCGCAGCCGGCCTTGCGCGCATCCAGGCGACCGGCCCGCAGTACCTGGTCGTGCGTGACTCGGATGATCAGCTGATCGGGCGGATGCGCGTCGAGGCCGGGGGCGTCGTGTCTGACGGGCTCGCGCCTGCGTCGCGTTCTGCGCTGCGTGAGCGCATCGGATTCTAAGGAGCAAGGGAGAAGCGCGTGGCGATTCAGTGGTCAGCGTCGTCCGGTTACATGTCGGTCGGTGTCGAAATGTGGTACACGGGCGACCCTCATCAGGGCTACGTCGAGGTGTACGCACAGTTCTGGCTCCGGTCGGACGGCTACGGGCATAATTTCTCGGCGAAAACCGACTGGTGGGGCAACGTCGGGGTTGGGTCGGAGACGGTGTCTTTCTCGTCGCCAACTGGCGCCACCGTGTACAAGGACATGGGCACGTCCCACTGGCGCGAGAATCTCCTGCCGAATCAGGACCGCTCGATTGGAGTCGGCTATTCGCTCGGGCCGATCTGGAACGGCGGGCACCCGTCAATGCAGGCGTGGCTTACGCTGCCTGCACGGCCGGCGAAGCCGCCGTCAGCTCCGTCGTACTGCAAGGCGACGCTGCTCGAAAATGGCAGCTCGGTGCTCGTCGAGTGGCCTGCGGCGAAGCCTGCGGACGCTTCCTCGCCGGTCCGGTCGTACGTGATTGAGCGGTGGGATGCCTATTCGGACAACTACTCGGGGCCGTGGCTCCCCCGCCAGTGGCACGTCGTGTCATGGGTGAACGCTGAAAACGCCACGGTCCCCGTATTCAAGATGGTTGACGACAAAGCAGTGTACGCGAACGACCGGTTCTGGTACCGCGTGTACGCGTCCCCGATCATCCCGACGCGCGTCCGCGACGTCTCGGACTTTATCCCTGGCCCGCCGTCACCTGACTCGAATGGCGTGTCGACGCCGCCGTCGCCTGTCGCGGAGCTGACGGCCGCAAAGAATGAGCATGGGCAGATCCGCATCACCTGGAAAACGACCTTCGCGTACCCGCAGGATGCGACCGTCGAGATCCTCGACGGCGATAAGAAGGTCGGCGAGGTGCGAGCCGACGCGGACGGCTGGGTACACGAGACCGCAGATCTGCAGGTGCCGCACACTTATTACGCGTACATCAAGACGGATGGGCTCGAATCCGAGCGCTCCGCCACGTCGAATGTGATCCAGGTGCTGCAGAAGCCGGGGATCCCGGCTGTGTCCGGCCCGGGCACATACGCGCCGGTCGGCGCAGTGCCCTTCACGTGGGCTCATAATTCCCTCGATGAGACCTGGCAGGAAGCAGCAGACATCCGGTACGCAACCGTGTACACCGAGACCGCGAACGGGCACCGCGCCGGGGACTCCGGACCCTGGCAGAGCGTCTCCGTCACGGGGTCCACTCAGACCAAGACTATTGACCTGCCGACTGGCGTCATCGACTATCAGATCCGCACGAAAGGCCAGTACCGCGAGTACTCGGACTGGTCCCCGACCAGGCGGACAACGGTCACGTACGCACCAGTCGTTGCGCTCGCACCCGACGCACTCACGCTCGACCGCTCGGCGTTCGACGGCGCACTCGTCGTCTCGCACGTGAAGGGGTCGTCAACGACGATCTCGACAGTGCTCTGCGAGCTGCTCTCTGCGAACCTACAGGCAATCGAGCAGATCAAAGGCAGCACAACAGCACTCGGGGTCTCCCCGGAGTTCTCACGCGCACCACTGCGCTTCAAAGCCAGACTAGAGAATCGCACGGAGTACGTCGTCCGCGCGACCCTCACAGACGGATACGGCCTCTCAACCACCGTGCAGCGCCGGTACAAGGTCGAATATCCGACGCCGCCCGAGCCGATCGTGACAGCATCCTGGGAAGAGGACGAGGGAGACATGCTCATCTCGATCGCCTCACCCACAGTCCCGACCGGCAGCACGCAGCCGCCAACCGTTGAGACGCGCCTTGAGCGATCGATCGACGGCGGCTCAACCTGGACCCTCGTCGCCGACAAACTCCCACCATCCACCATGTACAAAGACCGTGAATGTCTCACCAACGGCACCACGAAATACAGGGTCACGGCAACGTCAGCGATGCCCTCATCATCGGTCACGGTCATCGACGCGCTCGCGGATTCGCAGGCGGTGTGGATTTCGGCCGGGCAGGGTTTCTCGCGGTCGGTGCGCCTGGCGTGGAACCCTGTGACTGGCTCGCAGCTTGGTCTCGTGAATCGCGAGGTCAAGTACTTCGCGGGCCGTCAGCTTGGCGTGGAGTTGTCGGGAACGCAGCGTCAGCGGGTAGTGCAGGTCTCTGCGGCGCTGCTGGACTCGTCTGCACGCGAGCGCCGGGCTCTTGAAGACTTGGCATACATGCCTGCGCCATTCATGTACCGCGATCCGCTCAGCCGAGTACTGTACGGCTCGCTGTCGGACGTGCAATTTGGCCGAGAAGTCGGCGGGGTCTGGACGGTCTCGGCGAAGCTCACGGAGGTGAACCGTGGCTGACACGGCGCCTGCGAGGCAGGCAGACTATCAGGTAATGCTCACGACGCCGGACGGCCAGGATATTGGCCTGCTCGATGGTGTCGAGTCGGGGTCGGTGACGCTGTCTGCGACGTCGCGTCTGCGCGCGTCGGGGCAGCTGAGCCTCACGGAGACCTCGCAGAACGTCGACTGGTTCAACATGCACGCGCGCGTCGATTATGTACCGGTCGGGATGCCGGGCTGGCCGGTGGCGACTTTCGTGATGTCGTCGCCGACCCGCTCGGTCAGCGAGCATCGTGTGACCCGCGACGTCGAGCTCCTGTCGACGCTCGCGTACCTGGATCGCATGTCCACGGATCGTATCGAGCAAGTCGAGAACGATCACTTGACAACTGGCAAGTGGGGCCTGATTAAGCGATACGCAGCAAAGGCGAAGAATCTGCGGATGGGCTTTACACAGTTCGGGAACTGGGCTTTTGGCGAGGATCCGAAGATCATCAACGAGGCGATCACGTATGACGTCGGTACGAACGTACTGACGATGCTCAACGACTGTGCTCGACTCGTCGGGTGGGGAGCACTCTCTCCGGACCCGTATGGGGTAATTATGGGAGCGCCATACATCCGGCCGTCGCGCCGGCCGGTGTCATTCGTTTTTCGCGAGGGGGACGCGGCGATCCACTCTGCTGAGTGGACGATCGACCGCGATGTGTTCTCCGTGCCGAACGTTGTCATCTGCGTGGGGACACCAGGGTCAGACGACACGCAGCGTGGGCAGGATGTGTACGGCGCGGGGCCGACGCCGGCCGTCGTTGGGGTAGCAAGAAATGACAGCCCGAGCGATCCGCTCTCAACTGTTAACCGGGGAGAGATCACGCACGTGGAGACTGGGGTCAAAGCCACCTCGCAGGAAGCAATCGACAAGATGGCGCAGAGACTCCTCGAGGAGAAGTCGATGCCTGCCGCGTCGCTTGTAATTGAACACCTGCCGATCAACATCCGGCCGGGCGACGTCGTCGAGTTCGTCTCTCAGGGGCTGCGCATGCGCGGCACGGTGCAGGAGATGAAGATCCCGCTCTCTCCGACTGCGCTCGTCACAACCACTATCAAGGAGGTACAGGGTGTCTGAGCTCGAATATCTCACTGGTGTCATCGCCGACATGCGGCGTCGGCTGGACGCGCAGCCAACGTACCAGTGGGCAACGTGTGTGCGAAATTCGAAGCAAGGGCACGTTAACGTGCGCTTCGATGCAGACCTCTGGCGCCGCGGATCAGACGACAATGATGGGATCATGGCTGTGCCCGATTGCCTACTCACCCGGAAGGCATATCCGGGGGACCGAGTCCTCGTCCAGATTCACCAGGGCACGATGCAGGCACTCGCCTCGACGAGAAGCTATCAGGACCGGTACCTAGATCTTGCAAAAATGGATGATGATGGCCGGATCGTCATCGTGCCGGGTGGCGGCGGTGGGACAGGCCCGCAGGGCCCGCAGGGCGACCAGGGCCCGAAGGGCGACCCGGGCGAGACAGGCCCGCGAGGCCCGAAGGGTGACCCGGGCGAGGCGATCACGGTTGTGACGCCGGCCGGTGGCATCGCGGCCTTCGCCGGGGCCTCCCCCCCCCCCCG